TCAGTAGTTTGGCGAATTCGTTGGTTTCTTTCTCCTTATTGCCACCTATCAGGCGCGTGCGGCTGGCTGGATCCAGGCCCAGCATCGACCCGAACGTCACCATCTGGCGCATCGTCTCGTTCGCCGCGGTCAACGCAGGATTCTTCATCGGCCCGCCAGTGGCACCGGACACGACAATGCCGTGAGCCGTGATCGACTCCTGAGCCATTCGCCAGTTGTCATATGCGGTGCAGAAAGCTTCGACGTTATGTAGGTCCGTGATTGCGACTACGTTTTCGCGCAGCAGCTCGGGAACAATCATGTTCCACATGGTGGCGGCCCGAGGGCTGAACCAATCGGGCGGGTCTATCTGGGTGATCTTGGAAAACTGAGGCTCGGCGGTGTTCAGCGCACGCTTGCCAGGGTTTCCAGCCAATGCTTTCTTGGCCGTTGGCTTGGGTTTGCGACCACGGCCGGCGACCGTGGCGGTGCCCCCCATCGCGCAACTCCTGAATTTTTAATTTCGCGGGTGTAAGAAAACGATTGAGGGCGCGGTCTAGAAGCGAAAAGGCCCAGACTTTCGACCCTCCCCCTCCCTGTGAGCGCGAATCGCTCTCATTTGGTCGAATTTCACTGTTTTTTCGGGGTTTTTCTGCTTTCAGCGCCTCGCATTGCCGAATCCTCCGTCCTCTGCGGCCGTCTTGGCCGAGTGGCACGGTGCGCACAGGCTTTGCCAGTTGGTCTTGTCCCAGAACAGGGCCATGTCGTTCTTGTGCGGGATGATGTGGTCGACATCGGTGGCCACAACCACCAAGCCGCGCGCCGAGCAATGAAGACAGAGCGGATGCTTCGCAAGGAATCCCGCCCGAGCCTGCTGCCACTTGTAGTTGTAATGACGTTTGGTGCTGCTCTCCCGAGGCTTGGCTCGGGCCGCGCTCTTCAATAGGTGAGCGTGCTCATCACAGTAGCGAGGGTTGCGTGTGAGGGTGTTGCAGCCCTGGGCATTGCATGGCTTCTGCGGCCTCAGCGGCATGGTGTGCCATCCATGTAGGTAAGGGGCCGAGCATCTGAGTCTTCAGGCTCCTCCTCGGCTATCGCCTGGATCAGCAGGCTCTGTTGCTCTGCCATCCGTTCGAGTATCGCTGTCTGCTTCTTCTGCTCGCTCAGTATCTCGGCGAGATAGGAGATCGCTTGCCCGCTCATATGCAACTGCACTCCACTTCTTTATCCATTCACGCCGGGCCGCGCATCCAGTGCACGCCATCACCAGCGCTACTTGGCCAGCTTCGGCTGCAGCACGACCCGGGCAATCATCACCAGGAGGCCCAGCAAGCCATAGGCAATAGGGGGCAACACTGCCTGAAGCGATGGCATGAGTTGCTCTGCCACGCCAAGGGCAGCGACTGCACCACCAGCTTGAACACTGGTCATGCTCAGCGCTTGCTTCCAGTTGTCGATTAGTTGCATGGGTCACTCCTGCCGCTTGGGTAATTTGAAGTCCGTGAATCGGTCGGCCAGGTCGGCCACTTTCTTCACCCCGAGAGTGCCGATAACGGCGCCGAGGGCTGCAGCCAGACTTGATGGAAGGTTGAAGTATTCGAGCAACGGGAACGCCCCGGCTGTGATTGCGCCACACAGGCACGATTCGAGCAGGGCCTGTCGCCTTCCACCACCGCCGTAGATGACGCGCAAGAAGGCGATCCAACAGGACAGCGTCGCGGCATAGAACATCGGAGAGTGTTGGCTGAGCCAGGCCATGACGATGAGCCAGGTATCTGGTTTGTCGGGCATGTTTGGCATCTCGGATTCCTCCCTTTCGGGGAGTTCGGAATGAAAAAGGCCTGCAGTGCGAGCGGGCAAAATGACAGAGCTATGTCCATAGCCTAATGTGTGGCATGCACACACTGGTTCAGTGAATAACTTCCTAATGAAACAGAGGGATGGCGATGAATTTTAAATGCACTGACTGCGGCGAGAACTCTCGCAGACTCATGAGCAAACGTGAGCTCATAAAGCGTTCAAAGGTTGATCCTGGGTTCAAGGCGGGAGCGATCGCAGCACCCCTCATCCTCCTACAAATCTTCGGCTCGCTTATCAAGCGCGCAACGGAGTATGTCTTCAAAAGGATTGAGGACGGGGACCAGCAATACAGCTACTGCGAATCTTGCAAACGTCTAGAAAAATTCCAATAAAAAACCCGGCACAATGGCCGGGTTTTTTGGTCGAATCATATAACGCGCAAGAACGACATGATGGGTTTAATTTATGATCATTCCGCCACTACGTCAAGCGGCATCAATGAAGATTTCTTCCCGATCGAATATCTCAGTCGCATGGATGACTGCCGCCTCTTCCAACGACTCCAGGCGCTTGGCGATGCCCGTCTTCCAGCGCCGACGTGTCGACTCTGGCTTCCCCTCCATGTCCCACGTGTTCATGTCGTAGAACTCTGCGGGCAGGACGATCATGTCGGTGGAGCGCTTGCCGTTTTGGACACCCTTCAGCTTGGGAATGGCCCACGCAGTAAGCGCCTTATAGGTGAACAGTTGCGGTGCCGGGGAAACAATACGGGCCACCAAGCGGCCGATGGCGGCTACCTTGTTGGCCTTGTGCGTGGAGTACTTCGCAACCAGAACATCCCACTGGGCAGGCTCAAGCTGACGATGCAAGAGCGCATAAAGGCAGCAGTCGTAATCGAACTTGTCGCGCACTGAGAGTGAACTGCCGGTACCGCCCGAACGTAGGTCGGCGTCGATCAACTTCTGCCACGACTGCTTGGTGCTGTTGTCGATGTTGTCGGCGGCCAGTACGCGTACCAGGGTGCCCATCACGTCTTTATAGATGCCCATCGCTCAATCCCCTGTGAAATTCGATCCGCCAGCGCCGCGACGGTTGTTCCGTTCGTATTGATCCTGGGCTCCACCAATTGCCGGCGAGCTGCTCAGTCGGTTCCGCGATCGGCGGAGCTCCAGCCCAAGCTGAATAACCAGATCGTCCATCAGCAACGGCTCAAGCGTCTCGGCATGAACGAAGCCTGACGAGTGACAGCCAATGCATTCCAGTTGGTGAAAGACGCCAAGGATCAGGCCGGCACCATTGCAGGAGGGGCATTCCGTCATCGGTATCAGGCAACGCACAAAGGCGGGGCCACTGCTCTTTTTCATCATTTTTAAACCTCGCCATTAACAAATTGTGGAATCACCTTGCAGGCCTCGCCGTTCGTGGCTTGCAGGGCGTTTTGCGAATCTTCATATCTAACGCCTGTCTGCCCGTGAATCACCTTGAAGCCACGACCATCTAACCAGTCGTGCCACTTCACCAACGCCAGTCGACGCTGCTCGGTGGCCTGGGTGTTGATGTAGGTGGAGGCGATCTTTCCCAGCGAGTGGTTGAGCAGCATCTCGCCGATGTGACCGTCGATACCGAGGTCTGTCCAAGCGGTGCGGGCCACCTTGCGCAGGTCGTGGCTGGTCCACTCGCCCATGCCCAACCGGGTGAAGACAGCGCTCGCTTGGTTGTCGCTCAGTGCCTGCCCACGGCGGGACGGGAACAGGTAGGCACCTTGATAGCCGGCAGCCAACTGGACGGCGCGGTACCGACGCAGCAGCGCGCAGACCTGGTCAGTCAAAGGCAGGCGATGTTCGGTTCGGGTCTTGGTGTGCTCGGCCGGGATGAACCACTCACGCTCGGGCAGCGCGATGTCTGCCCATCGGGTCATGCGGGTTTCACCGATGCGCGTGCCGTGGCAGAGCATCATCAGGGCCAGCATGGCGTCACCCGGTGCTGTCTCGAAGCGGTCGATCAGCAGGTTGAGGACATCAGGAATCTGAACGCCGCGCAGCCTGGCCGCCTTGGGCACGATTCGAGCGGTGGTGAAGTCAGCGAATTTCATGCCGGCCATTGGGTTCGTCGGGATCAGGTCCAGCTTGTTCGCCTGACGGAACGCGGCGGACAGCAGGCGGTAGAGTTGCTGCACGTAGGACAATGACAGGATGGCCTGCAGCGGCCACATCAGCATCTGGTCCAGGCTTTGGGCGGTGACGTCACGAATCAGTAGGTCGGCAAGGCGCGGCTTCAAGTGGCAGGCGATCGCGGTCTTACCGCCGGCCTTGCGCTTGTCCGACAGCGATCGGTCACGGGACATGCGGTCACCGTACCAGTCGAGCAGATCACCGACGGTGCTCCACGCCTCGATGGCGGCACTGGCATTCGGTTTGAGCACCAGGCGCTGACGCAGTTCGGGCAGGACAGCCAGCACCGCATTGGCCTTGAGGTCGGGATACCCAGCAATACGCCGCCACGAACGATTCACCACCAGATACCAGGAGCCGCGCCCTCTCCCCTCACTGAAGCGGAAATAGAGACCAGGGTGACGAGGATCACGCAGAGTGCACACTGATGAATCAGCGGCCTGTCGGCGAATCTCGGCGTCGGAGAGGTTGACCACGGCGGTGCTCATGCGGCCACCACTGCAGTCGGCTTTAGGCGCAGGTAAGCGCGGATTTGCTCCATCGCATCGAAGTGCCCACGGCACACGACGGCGAGATAGCCCTGCTCATTGAGCTTGCGCATCCACTTTTGCTGGCTGGCCGACACGGCGGCGGCATTCGGCGGGGTTGCCTTGAATTCGATGTACAGGCCGAAGTACCCGCCGCGGGCCATGGCCAGCACCAGGTCGGGAACGCCGGCGGAGACGCCCTGCCCCTTGAGCTCGGCCGCGACCTTCTTCAGCCGGTGCCCACCGTTCGGGACGTGGTAGATCAGATCGGCAACTTCAGGCAGGCGGATCCGTATCTCGGTGATCAGCGCGGCCTGTTCGAGGCCCTCGCGGTCGACGCGCTTGGCGCGCACGGGCTTTGCCTTGAACAGTTTCATTTCGGCCGGAATCATGGGCGCTCACCCCGCGCCCGGCGCTGCCGGCGATCCACCAGGCCGCAGACCTCACGCAGCACCCAGCAGGCGAGGATCATCAGGACTAGCAAAGTCATTGGGTCGATCATGCAGCACCTTTCACGGTAAGTATTCCGGCCCGGATCAGGGCCTCATGTGTTTCGGCGATCGCGCGCGGCATGTCCTGCCAATCGATATCGCCGGCGGCGCGGCCGTCGATGACGTCATGGCAGGCGCTGCACGCATACACCGCAACGGTGTCGAAGCCCTTCATGCCCATTCCTTTCTGCCCGCACCGCAGGTGCGCGAGCACGGTCGTGGCCGGGTCAAAGTTGCAGGCACCAGGTGCACGGACAGTGCATTCCTGGCCGTTGGCCGAGGCGCGGAGTTTCTTCGAGGTCACCCGCATACCCGCTCCCCGGTGATGACGTCGATCACCTCGAAATATTGTGGCCACATGGCGCGGCCGAACTGAAATGCGAGCAACTGATGTTCGAACAGCGCGACGGCACGATCTGGCTTATCGGTTAGTTCCACCTTGTAACCGCAGCTGTACACGGCGAATCGGTATTCGGCAGGGTTGGTGAGAGCGAGGCGGGAATTAGGCATCAGAACCCCTCCTTCCCGCGTTGTGATTCCCATTCGAAAGGAACGGCAATCGCCCCGCCCTCCCGCAGACGATCAAAGCAGCGCTCGCCCATGGCGCCTGGGAGCATGGCGGCGTCGAGGTTCGAGATAATCACCGTCGGCCGCATCTGCTCGTAACGGCCGTTGATGATCGAGAACAGCGTCGTCAACTCGAAGTCGCTCGGGTTTTCCTTGCTCACACCAATTTCATCGAGGACCAGCAGCGACGGCCCGATCAGGCCGGACAGAATTTGGCTCTCGGTGCGCTCACTGCCTTTCGAGTAAGTTGCACGGATCTCCTGCAAAACTGTGCCAATGGTTCGATACACGGCGGTCGAATCTGTCTTCTTCATGATCTCGGCCGCTATGGCCACACCCAGATGCGTCTTGCCGGTGCCCGGCTTGCCCAGCAACAACAAACACCGTCCGGTCGGGGCGATCTCGGAGAACTTGTCTGCGTACTTGCTGCAGATCCGCAGCGCCTCTTTTTGCCCTGGTGAAGTGGCGAGATACCCGGCAAAGGTCTTGCCTGTGAACCGCTTCGGGATCAGCGCCGAGCCAAGTTTCAGCGCCAATTCCTGACGGGCTTGCGCCTTGATTCGCTCCTGCTCTTCCGCTTTCGCAATGACCTGGCACTCCGGGCAAGCGGTTTTGAATTCGCGACCAAAGATCACGTTGATGGTTTGCGAGTACTGTCCATGGTCTTCGCAAATGCCCGTCGATTTGATTGGCGCGGCCGATGCGCTGGGCATGGCGATCACGTTTTCAGATGCCATAGGTACCGTCCTCTCGCTTGGTCAGGCCAGCGGTGTAGTTACGTTCCGCGAAACCGGTGTGACGAGACGGTTGAACAGGTTTGAGTTGACGAACATTGCTTGCCTTTGCTCTGTCCGACTTCACCCAGCCGACCAGAAGAGATACCCACTTGGCTTGCGTGTTGAGGCCTCCGATGGATTCGTGATGAGCCGTGAAGGAAGCCATGGCTTCATGGGTGAACAAGTCCGGCGACACGCCGAAGTGGACGCAGTAGGTTTTCAGGAGGTTGGCATCAGGTGCCCAGTCCAAGGTCATCTCCACCGGAGCCTTTGGGTCAACCACCGAGAATTCCTCGGCAGTTGGTTCTGGCTCAACTGGCGGAGTTTCTTCGCCCGCGTTGAGAGAGTGGTGTTGATCTTGATTCGGAGAATCAGTGAATCCGGAATCCGGAATCAGGGATCCACAATCAGGAATCAGGGCGTTACTATGCGGTGGGTTAACAGGCTCTAACGGTGCTTTAACGTTAAAACCCTGTTCTGATACGTGAACCTTCGTTTGGGAGCCCGCAACGACAACGTTCTTTTTCCGTTCATTAACAGTGAGATACCCGTTGATGTCGGGGAGCGTGCTGTCCTTCTCCGATCCGTGCGGGCTTTGGTGTTTCTGGAAGTTGACGATCTCAATAATCGACTGACCGGCAACCTGATATCGGGAAATGAAGCCAGAGCCCGCGAGACGATTGAGTCCTGCGTCGACGTCGTAGTCGTCACACGGAAGAAGCTCGATCTTGATACGCTTCACCCGGTCCTCGAGACGTCCCTCTCGATCTGCCAGGCACCACAAGCCGATGAACATCAGGCGGTCGAAAGCGGGCAGTTCTACAAGCAGTTCATTGCTGAACAGCCCAGGCTTAACATTGCGAGCGCGGGCCATTACGTCCGCTCCCGAATGAGCGCAGGGAGTCGATGCCCCTCATTGGCTGCCGTGATGTGTCGCGACACGATTTGCGAATCTTCGAAAAGTGTCGCGACATAGGGGGTATTGCCGGGAGTAACGATCGTGTTCATAATGGCCCCACTGTGTTTTACAAGTTGTTGAAGAAGCCGCCCTGCCAGGCGGTTTTTTTATGCCTGAAATTCAGGCGGCCTTTACCGAGCTTTCCAGCTCCGCAAGGCTTTCGCGGACATGCGTGATTTCCGTGAGAATTTCGAATTTCTCAGTGCTGGATACGTGGCTGTCGTCCAGGGCTTCGTGGATGGCGATGGTCAGATCGGCAACCACTTTGCCCACATGGATGAGCGAGGCAGTCAACGCCTTCGGCTGCGGCGCCACCTTCGCGACCAGTTCAAAACCGAACTGATCGGCCAGGGTCATCAAAGGACGCATGTCGCCGGTGTGCAGCAGGA